AAAAAATTAACAAACTTAACGAAGATTTATCAAATTTAAAGAATACTGTGGATAGTTTAAAAGTAAAAGAGCAATTAGTAAACAGTTTAGGTTTTGGGGCTAAGAAATGAGTGTAATAGATTTATCAAAATTTAAAGACATAATGGAAATGAAACAGTATTGCGAACAACTAACGCAAACTAATTTAGTTTTACAGGAACAGCTTAAAATTTCTGAATCAAAACGAAAGCATTTGGAAGAAATGTTACAAAATAAACCTTCTGTTTTGGAAGTTTCTAGCAATGAAGAGGAAATTTGTAAAATAGAATTAGGTAGATTATTTTTTAAATGTAAACAAGCTCCTCTGGAATACCAAGAAGCTAAATTAGTAGAGCTGTATACCAAAACTTTATTAGCTATTCGTGGTAAAGAATTAATAGAAAAGAAAGGTCCTGCACAATCTACTGTAGCTAAACAGTATACTCCACAAGAATTAATAGAAATCGCTCTGAAAGCTACGCCAGAGGAAAGCGAGAACTAAAATGTATACTTGTAAGATTTGTTTGTCTGAAAAATCCAAATTTGAAATGAAATTTGATAAAAGATTTCCAAATTGTATAGGTAATACTTGTATGACTTGTATTGAATCTAATTTAGAAAAAGTTAGAGAACGAATGTTAGAACGGAAAAGAATAGATACTAAATTAAGATTTAAGCTGAAACAAGACAAAAAGAAAGAGTTATTAACTAGATTTACTGAAATTTATTTTTGTAATATATGTAATAAATATAACCCTAAATCTAAAATAATTACTACAGGGAAGTTAGCTTTTACTCAATGTAAACCTTGCGGAAAACATATCGCAAAATTAAATAAAGATAAATGGTTTTCTGAAAATAAGGATCGAGTTTCCGAGCAAGCTAGAAAGAGATATATAGCTAATAAATCACATTATATTAAAGTTAATAATATTAGAAAGAATCAATGGAGAGCAGAAAATCCTGAGATATATAGAAGTAAAACTAGAGAATATTATTTGAAAAATAAAGATAAAATTAATTCTAGAGGTCGAGATTGGAATAAAAATAAAAGAGACTTAAAGAACAGCTTAGCAGCTAAAAGAAGAGCTTCGAAAAAGAAAGCTACTCCTAAATGGCTAACAGCAGAACATTTTTCACAAATATTAAGTTTCTATACCCAAGCTAAACTATTACAAAAAGAAACAGGGGTAAAATACGAAGTGGATCATATATGTCCATTACAAAGTGATCTAGTTTGCGGATTGCATGTACCTTGGAATTTACAAGTTATACCTAAAATAGAGAATAATCAAAAATCAAACAAGCTGGTAGAGGATTTGTTATGTCAAATAAGTTAACTCCAGCAGAAGCCCGTAGAATATTATGGGAATCTGGAGATATTTGTAGTTTATTATTAGATGTAAATCAAAAAGAAGTTTATGATCACTATGCAAATTCGCCCAGAAAAACTTTAGTGGCGGTATTTAGTCGACAAATGGGTAAAACTTTTAGTTTAGTAACTATTGCTGTGGAAAAATGTATCAAAACTCCAAATACTACTGTAGTATATGTATCTCCCCGATTAAACCAAGGTAAAAGAATTATTAGGGCTACTCTTTTAGAAATTTTAAAAACTTGTCCGAAAGATTTACAGCCTGAATATAAGACTCAAGAATCTTGTTATCTATTTCCAAATGGAGCAAGATTAGAATTATCCGGTTTTAATGCTAATGAAATAGAATCTCAAAGAGGGGGAAAGGCTTCGTTAATAATTGTTGATGAGGCGGCGTTTATGGATGAACTGAAATACGGACTTCGCTCAGTTCTGTATCCAAAATTAAATACTACTAGAGGTAAAATGTTATTATGTAGCACATTGCCTAAATCCACAGAACATGAGTATTGGGACATCGTAAAAAAAGCAGAATTTGATGGTACTTTAATTAAAAAAGACATTTTTTCTTGCCCTAGATACACCAAACAGGACATTGATACGTTTGCGGAAGAAGTTGGCGGATACGATTCTGTAGATTTTAAACGTGAATATTTGAATATAATGATTACAGATCAGGAATCTGCTGTAGTTCCAGAAGCTACAGAAGAGAAAATGTTGAAAATTATTGGCGAACAGAAACGTCCAGACTTTTATGACTGTTACGTAGCTATGGATATTGGTTTTAAAGATTATACCGCTATTTTATTTGGCTACTACGATTTTTTAAAGAATAAAGTTATAATTGAAGATGAAATTGTCGTAAAAGGTAATAAAGTTACTGTAAAGGGTTTAGGGGAAGGTATTCCGAACAAAGAGGAAGAGCTTTGGGGCTACGTAAAACCATATTTAAGGTATGCTGATAATAACCAGCCAATATTTTTAAATGAATTAGCTCAGCCTCCTTATGGAGTTCATTTTATTCCTACAGAAAAGAAGAATAAGGAAGCTGCTATCAGTAAATTAAGATTGTTAGTTCAGTCTGAAAATATTTTAATTTCTCCTAAATGTAAATATTTAATTACACATTTAAAATATGCTACTTGGAATAATAAAAGAGATGGTTTTGATAGAGATCAGCAAAATGGTCACTTCGATGCACTAGATGCTCTAATTTATTTTGTCCGAAATGTTCAGTATAACAAGAATCCATACCCTTCTAGCCATTTTATGCCAGCAGGAACCCTTTGGGAGACAGAAAAAGACTCTAACTTACCTGAATTTCATCAACATCTAAAAAATATCTTCAATCCTTTTTCTAAAAAGCGATAATAACTCATTAAATTAACAACTATTTATAGCATAGGAGCTATGAATGGAAACACCTTTGTATAAAAAGCCAACTAATAAAGATAATGTATACTTCGCCAAGAAGGACGGAGAGGAATTAGCTGATATTCTTACCAGTAAAATCAATGAATGGGTAAGCACAACTAAAGCTATGGGTTATACAGATAAAATGAAACAATGTTGGTCTGCATATCACGGTATGTTTTTTCAATCTTTTGCTGGATCGCATCAAATTTCATTTGGGGGAGAGCAAGGTGAATTAGCTAACCTACCAATTAATCATATTAGAAATATTGCTCAACACATGAAGACTATGACTATAGCTTCTCGTCCAGCTTTGGAAGCCAGAGCAGCTAATACAGACCATAAATCTCTTATACAGGCTCAATTGGCTACAGGGTTACTAGACTATTATATGAGAGAGAAAAGACTTGAGAGATACATTTCTACGGCTGTAGAACATGCTATTGTTTTAGGTGCTGGATATATTAAAATGGAATGGGATACTTCTGTAGGTAAAATTATAGAAGAGGACGAGGAAACTGGAACAGCAATTAGAGAAGGGGATATTAAATTCACAAATCTAAGCCCATTTGAAATCATTACAGACATTTCTAAAGGCGACCAAGACCACGATTGGATTATCACAATAGATAAAAAAAATAGATATGATTTAATTGCTAAATTTCCTGAATTTGAAGATAAAATTTTAGGATTAGAATCAATTGATAGATTCCAAATGGTTGTAATGAATAAAACTATGGGTACAGATTATGTTCCTATATTTACATTTTACCACAGACCTACAGATTCTTTACCAAATGGTAGACAAGTTGTATTTTTATCTGATGATGTTGTTTTAACAGATATGGATTTACCTTATAAACAAATTCCAGTGTACCGTATAGCCCCGAATGAGGTTCTAGGTACTACAATGGGATATTCTAGCTTGTTTGACTTGCTTCCTATTCAGGAAGCTGTCAATACAGTTTATACCTCTATATTTTCTAACCAAGTAGCTTTTGGTACACAGAATATCTTTGTTGAAACTGGAAGCAATATTTCTATGTCTAATCTTTCTGGTGGATTAAACGTAATCGAAGGTTTAAAGAAGCCTGAAGTGTTAAATCTTTTAGGAACTAGTGAGCAATCTTTTTCTTTAGCTAATAAATTAGAATCTTTAATGGAAACTTTATCTGGAGTTAACTCTGTAACTAGAGGTAGTCCTGAAGCTAATTTAAAATCTGGTACAGCACTAGCCTTAGTTCAGTCAATGTCAATTCAGTTTATTTCTGGGTTACAGCAGCAGTATGTTCAGCTTCTAGAAGACGTTGGTACAGCTATTATTGAGATTTTAAAAGATTATGCAACAGAACCTAGAGTGGCTTCGATTATTGGTAAGAATAATAAGGCTTATTTAAAAGAATTTAAGTCAGAAGATATTCAAGAAGTTAATAGAGTTGTTGTAGACGTTGGAAATCCTTTAGCTAAAACTACAGCAGGTCGTATTCAAATGGCTGAACAGTTAATGCAGATGAAGGCTGATGAGTTTACAATTGAGCAGTATATTCAAGTTATTAATACTGGTAAATTAGAAGTAATGACAGATAAAGCTACTCGTAAAATTAACCAAATTGAAATGGAAAATGAAAAGTTAATGGATGGAGTACAAGTTAAAGCTTTAGCTATTGACGATCACGTAGAACATATCAAAGAACACGTAACTTTATTAGATGATCCAGATATTAGAAATGATGACAATGCTGCTGGGTTAATTTTAGCACATATTCAAGAACATATTCAATTAGGACAAAACACAGATCCTGCTTTACTGCAAGTTTTAGGATATCAGCCTATTCCAGTTCCTCAGCCTCCTATGCCGCAACAAGGACAACCTGCTCCTGAAGCTCCGCAAGGCTCGGCTACACCTGGAAATATAATGCAAGATGCTGGACAAATGCCTAACCAAGCTATGCCTAATCAGCCTAGCCCAGCAGAACCTCCTCCAGGAACTCCAACACCACAACAAGGGTTACAAAACATTATAGGTAATAAAGGGTAATTATGGATTTTGATAATTTAACAAAAAATTTACAAAATTATTACGATAAATTAAAAACATCATCAGCTAGTGTATCTGATTGGACAGATATGAAAAATAAAATTAGACAAGCTTATGATGCTGGTACACTAAATCCTGAACAATACTCAGAATTAAATAAAAAAACAACATTTCATTTTAAAAACCAAGGTAGAGCGTTTGAAGACTTAAAAGATTTACCAGAGATGGTGAGAGCTAAGTCTGTCGCAAATGCTGCTTCTGAAAGTAAAGGTCTTTCCAATGTATTAAAAGAAGGGTCTAGAGTAGGTAAATTGGCTACAACATTAGCCCCACTAGCAAAAGCTTTAGCTATAGGCGGAACAATCGCTGGAGCTATGGGAGCTGGTCAAAAAGCTATGGCTGGAGATTTACCTGGTGCAGCATTAGATGCAACAGATACAGCAACAGATCTTGTACCTGGGGTAGGTGAAGCTAAAATGGCTTTAAGGACAGAAGGGTTAGGAGCTGGAAGCGATAACACTAGTAATGTTAAACCTTTTGATCTTTCCCCGTATGCAGTAGATAAAGATGGTAATCACTTTAAAAAGTATAATAAACTAAAAGAAAAATTACAGAGTGGCTCATGACGCTACCTAAAAAGAGACAAGATCTTTTAAATGATTTGAAAAAATATCTTCAAATTGACGATGAAGATGCTGTATCTGATTTATTAAAAAATAGAGATCCTATGGCTATTCGAGATGAAATGTCTACAGCCTTAGGTCAACATATATTACAAAATTACGATAAGCCAGTAAACGCTTTCAAAGATAGTCATATATTATCAGAAGTTCCTATAGAATATACAAATTTACCTGAAAACATTGCAGGAAAATATAATTTAAGTAAAAATAAAATCCTTTTACCTAAAGAAAATCCAGAATTGATAGAAAGGCAAACAGGAACTTTAATGCATGAATTAGGTCATGCTAAAGATTGGTTAATTGATAAAATAAAAGGTTCTAACTTAAATGAATCTAATTCTGCACTTAAGGGTTCAGGTTTAGAAGCAGCCGAAAAGATTTTTGGAAATCATCATTCAAATGGTTTTTTTGAGAAAGAAGCATTACAGAAATTATTAAAAGGTGGAAAATTAGCTATTCCAGCTTTAGCTTTAGGTAGTACACTTTATTCTGCCGGTTCTAAAGCTTCTGAAGGAGATATACCTGGTGCAGCCTTGAAAGTTGGCTCTGCAATAGACCCTACAGGAACTGTAAATGCTGTAGATCAAGTTAAAGAACGATTACAGATGCCAACTGAA